TACTTGCCCATCATCTATAATATCTTGTAATAATATCCCTTTATCTTCTGGTTGAGTTATCCCTTCGATATTAGTCCAATAGAAGCGTTTTCTATTCTGAGCTGACACAAGAGAACTATTTATCATTATAGGCTCTACACCAAGATATTTACTTATTATGTCTTGATATTCTTTTTTCATTCTTACATTCTCTAATAGGAAATATTTAGGTTTAACTTCTTTCAATAATCTGACAAACTCGAAAAACAATTTACTTCGTGGGTCGTCAAAGTTTAATTGCTTACCTGCGAAAGAAAATCCCTGACAAGGCGACCCGCCTATTAGTAAGTCAATTTTTGGTAAGTCATCAGCTTTAACATTTCTAACATCTCCAAGTTGGATAGTTTCTGGGTAATTTGCTTGTGTAACTTTTATTGCATACTTATCAATTTCAGAAGCAAAATACTTATCTACTTTGAATCCTGCTCTTTCTAGTGCTATTTGTCCACAACTCATTCCGTCAAATAAACTTAATACGTTCAAAATTTTCTCCTTGTTTTATTTAATTATCGGTGAAGCGCCGCATATACTGTACATTATATACTCATATTTTTCAGTATGTGACAGATTACATCTACTGTCCAGCCGTTACCAAGCATCTTATATCTTTGGGAGTTACTCATCATTCTATTCCCCCAAGGAACAAGTGTGTATTTATCGGGTACAGTTTGAAGACGTTCACATTCTGTTGGTGTGAGCTTTCTCCAAAACAATGGGTTTCCTGTCTCTGTTATGAGGTTATTACCAACCCCAGCCGTTCCTCCAGAATGAGCATTTAGTGTAGGATTCTTCCCTTTGGCAGAATAAATCCTCTCTCCTTGTGAATAATTTCTCTGTAGGTTTCCCCCATCATCTAACCACTTTTTATTCTTAATCAACCCACCAACACACATTAGCCCATCCTTAGAGTTATGGTTTTCTATAACAGAAACCTTAGGCTCAAGATTCCCTCCACCATTTGCATTTAATGTTGGACTTTTACCTTCTGGTGAGTAGACACGTTTAATGTAATCATGGCCTTTTAAATCAGCTTCACCAATTTGAATACATCTATCGTAAGAAACAATATTTTTCTTTTCATTAAAATACTTTTTTAATTGTTTTGGTTCAGCATATTCATTTAAAAGTATATCTTTTAACAATATCCCTTTATCTTCTGGCTGTGTTACATTTGGTATATTAGTCCAATAGAAGCGTTTTCTATTCTGAGCTGATACTAAACAGCTATTTATCATTACAGGATCTACGCCAAGCAATTTACTTATCACATCTTGATATTCTTTTTTCATCCTCACATTCTCAAGTAAGAAGTATTTAGGTTTAGTTTCTTTGAATAATCTGACAAACTCGAAAAATAGCTTGCTCCTCGGGTCGTCAAAGTTTAATTGCTTACCTGCAAAACTAAACCCCTGGCAAGGTGAACCACCAATCAACAAATCAATACTTGGTAAATCATCAGCTTTAACATTTCTAACATCTCCAAGTTGGATAGTTTCTGGGTAATTTGCTTGTGTAACTTTTATTGCATACTTATCAATTTCAGAAGCAAAATACTTATCTACTTTGAACCCTGCTCTTTCTAGTGCTATTTGTCCACAACTCATTCCGTCAAATAAACTTAATACGTTCAATATTTCCTCCTTGTTTTATTTAATTATCGGTGATACATAACAAGCGTATCATCGCTGAAGCGCCGCATATACTGTACATTATGCGCACTTTCTCTCTACTGTTATTATGGTGTCATTATGATTTCCCCCATGGGGAACAAGAAGGATTTCAATTATCTCGAATCCATTTGTTTTTCCAATCCCACCACTATTCCAACCACAAGAAATAACAATACCACCTTTTTTAGTAATTCTTGAAATTTCTTTTTTCATATTACCCCAAAAAGAAGATTGTGTTGTTTGCATATTCACACTCCTTCCAAGTTTTTTATAAGATTCAGACACCTGTCTTGGTGAGTATGGCGGGTCATAATATACTATATCCACACTATTATCAAAGAACATTTTCAAAAAGTCTAAAGCATCCATGTGATATTTAGTATCAAAACTTTCATCAAGATCATTTGTTATTTTAGCTGTCTTGTTTTTATTAGCAAATGGATCTATACTATACAAATCGTTGTTGTGATATTTAGCAATAAGCTCTTTAATCGGTTTTATATCAAATGTATGTTTGTTAGGCATAGCCCATATTCTATTTATTTCCATATTTTCTCCTTGTTTTATACTACTTACTCCTTTTCTTACAAATTGCTTCCCATTTTATACATAAATCATTCCAATATTTCCAAGTTTGAATTGAACTACCCCATGAAAAGGGAACAAAAAACCATTCTGCCGGGTTCCCCACCTTGTTAGTCATGTCCTGAATTGATTTAAACTCCTCGTCCTTTTTCAGATTAACCGTAAATAATTCTAAACACCTATTATCTCTTAAAAACTTAATTAAGTCTTTTTTCATTATCTTATTTTCTTTCACCTCTAACTCCTATTTCGTTCACCACCGTGGCACACCATCTAAAATCTAATGCTTCCCAGTATTCCCTTCCTTCAGGGACACCATTCCAAACAAAAGCGCAAGCAATATACTGCCTACCATCCTGTTCTGAATTTTGAATATCTTCTATATTTGTAAATATGCTATTTAGTTTTAAGTTAGTAACAAATTTATCATAACAACCATTCTCTATTAAGAAATCTACAAACTGCTTAAACTCTACTTTGTACACTTTCATTATTTCCCCTTACGTTGTTAACCTTAAATATAATTAGTCATCGTGCCCCAGTGTATAATCCCAAGAAAATGAGTCACGGTACATTTCTTGTATTTCAAATTCAGGATATATTTCTTTGATTATTGGAATTAATTCCGGATGAACAACTGCGATAACATCCTTTCCATCATCATACCCACAATAATATGCTTTGGTTTTCTTGTCCAAATCTGTAATACGATCACACATAATTTCACAATACTTATCCATTTCATCTTCTGGAAGTTCGTCATTCTCTTCGCCCCATCCGAGTCCTAACTTTGCCATTTCACTTTTGATCTGTGTATCAATAATTACTCCAAATAAAGGTTTACTCATATTATCCCCTTTGCTTTCGCATTCGTTTCTGATATTTAGGCAATCTCTTGCTTGTATATATATTCTCTTCTTTAGGCTCAAATTTTTCTTCATAATACATACCGAAAAGTGGTGCGTTTATTGCAGTAACCCCTTCTGAAATTATTGCTTTAGTTACACAACCCGTTGAGTCTGAACTATTTAATTCAAACATAGCACTCGTTAGTGTTACGTCGCCCCATATTTCTTTGCTACCATATCGTTCGCCAGTTAATATGTATTCTGGTGCATATATCACACTTTCCATTACTTTCATTTTATCTCCTTGGCGGTTGCCCGTCTAATTCCCAGTCGGGGGCCCCCCAATTATTTCTGTCTAGTATATGCCTAATGTAGTTTTCGATTCCGCCATAATGCTTAGTTTGTTTAACAACTTCTCTGGAGTAATAATAATCACCCTTTGTATTCATCATTATTAAATCTCTTCTAAGTACTTCGACGACGTGGTCGTCACTATTATTTTCTAAGTTAAATGTTTTTCTTAATAAATCCTCAAACCAAGGTTGTTCGCACATTCCCTTTCCTTTTGAGTCTGAAAGTTTAGCAGTAGGGTTACCATTCTGCTCAATAATTTTCATAACAATTTGTAATGCCTCCAATCCCATATCGTTTGTTAGATTAGTTCCGATACCAAAACTCACTTTAATCCTACCACTAAATGCTGAGAATAATTTAATCATTTTGCCCACATCGAGTCCGTCAGAAAATACGGCTGTCTTTGTTCGTGGGTCAATTCCTAATTGAATATAGTGACTGATTAACTTTTCACACCATGCAAATGGGTCACCACTATCATGTCGGCATCCATCGAATAGTTTTGAAAAATGAAGGTCAAAATCTTTTAAGAATGCATCAAACCCTATAATATCACTCAAGGCAATACCAAGTAAGCCTCTGTACTCTTGTGACCAACGCTCTAATGCAACCTTTTGAAAATCCGCCAAACTAACACCTTTTGCCTGTTGATGCCCCTGAAACCACTCG